TGATATATCGGTGTCAACAGCCGAAACTAAAGGCGCTGATAGAACGATATTTTGGTTGTTAGGGTAGGAGCGGCCTAGGCGGGGCATTTATGGATACCCAACCGCTAACGAAACGTGACCTTGTTAATCTCCACTCGAACAGATCCAACAGAGAGATTGCGGATAAACCGAACGAACCGAGTTGGAGGCAGTGAGCCTAGAATAGGCGCTAAAGTGGCTCCTCTCGCTGTGAAGGCACTAGACCAAGCAGACGAATCAATATCCGCTTCAGCCGGGCCACTGTCCGTGATTTGACAGGTTGCGGTGGAGTTTGAGCCGCTGGCCAAATACCAGTTAAACGTGACAAGATCGGAGTCGCTACACCTAATGATATTAGATGTAGCGACCGACTCCGCTAACCCGTTATACGCATTCTCGTATATGCCGGGCATTAGAACGCGAACCCAGTGAATCTCCAGGTGTTGGCACTGGGGTTAACGGCCTCCTCAGATGCGTTGCTGCTGAGATGCAGCGTAACTATACCATCAGTGTCGCACCGAGCGCTATACTGAACATGGGTCCAGGTCTCACTCCATTCCGAGCCAGGGTTTGCAATGATGCAATCCCCAACCTCTGCGCCAGGAACCCTTACTTCCTGGGAATTTGTGGAAACCGTGTCTTGGCTGGCGATATCAACGGATGTCACCATAGAGAAGATCCGTTTGATTCCAACCATGTCTGTAGAACCGACACTCAATACCGCAATGTCGGGAGGGGCTGCACCAGAGCCTACCGGAAACCCGATAGAGACGGTGCTAAAGCGTGTAGGCTGTGCCATTAGCTGCCCCCCTTAACTGTTGCCAAGCAAGAAACCAAGGTATTCTCCGTGACCTCGGCCGTATCCTTGGATGACTTTTCTCAAGATATTCCCGGTCAAGAACTCCTCATCCGAAGAGACCTCTGGATTGAAGTCCCACACGAAGTTCAGATCATGCTGCGTACCGAAAATCGACCAGAAGGTCGTCCCGGTCACGTACTGTGACTCAAGGATATTGAGGCCGAAACGGTTCACGACGTTGATCGCGTTGTTCGCGGTATCAGGCCGCATCGTGGACTCCAGAAGCTCTACTGCGTCGGGCCAGAGATCTGACACGAGCAAGAGCGAGGACATCTCCAAACGTACCGGACGACCTCTATCATCCTTGTACTGCTTGAAGCGGAGCCTTGCGGTCTGGAGGTTAGCAAGCGAGAGCGCAGCCGCGAGGCTGTTGCTCTGTGTTGCTCCACCATCGAGCCGTGTGTGGGCTGTGCTCGCAAGAGCCAGACCGTCAAACCCGGTCGAAGTGGTTCCATCCGTGAACGTGGTATTGGTTGCACGATTGAGGATATCGTGAGCATAGATCTCTATAGCGTCTTGCGACGCTCTTCGCAGAGAGCGCTCAAACTTGGCGACCTGCCCATAAAGCTCCTTCCTCTGAAGCTTACGAGTGATCTTGTAGCCAAGTCCTTCCTCGATCGCGTTGTAGTCTTTAGTAATCGGTGCGATCATCTCATCAAACGTGACCTCTCCACCTTCAGCGATCTGCTGGAGGCTTCCGATGCCCGCCATTTTGGCGTCCGTCTTGACAAGCTTCTTGAACCGGTCGATGTTAAGGTATCTGGAAAATTCCTCCTCTATAGGCGTCTGGGCCTCGAACCAGATGTTCGCTAGGCCCGGTTCGGTAAAGAGGAGAAACTGGCCGGTTGTCATGATTGCCATTTTCTATTTCTCCTTATCCGAGTACAACGCTAGAGACGGAATCACCCTGACGCAGGAATTTGACCATAATGCGTGATTCGACCGATTGGTCTTTCACGCCACCATAAGGTGGGCCAGCCTGCGGCCGTACAACAACGACCCGCATCGTAGTCTGGGAAGTGTCAACGATCGAACGACCGTTGGCGTCCAGCAAGATATCAAACTTCTCGCCTACCGTAAAGGTAGAGTTGGGCGTGCACGCAGAAAGGTAGATGGTATCCGCATGAGGGATTGACACTGGCACACGATCGTTGATAGAATCGACCGAGTTAGCCAGAGCAATACCAAAGACGGGTCCAAGACCTAGTACGTCCCACCCAGAGAGCGAAGAAGCCGACGTAAGAATGAGCACATCCCCACGGCTGAACGCCGAGGCGGGAACGCCATCCTCAATCGAGTCGCTGCCTTGGGCAGGTAAAAACCCAGGCATGATTTACTCCTTAGTTTTCTCTAGTGTTTTGGTGTATCGTTTAGGCTCCAACTCAAAAGTTGGGGCTCTGCCATTAGCGCTACTAAAGTGTTCGGGCATCTTGTCACTAAACGCTAGATCCCTGTCTTCCTGTTCCTTTAGTTGCAGGTTGTGCCGATAACGGTCTCCGTCTACGTACCACAGTTCGGTATCCCAGTTGCGATACCGATTGTCGGCGGTTGTGATAAAAGCGGGCGGTTGTTTCCACCCGAGCCTACCAAATATGCCGTCCTCTCGGAAGTCTGCTTCCTTCGCAGGACGATAACCGAGTCTCTGATAGTTCATCAACTGCTGGTTCCCCTGAAGCGGTTCACTAGCGGTGTTCAAGACTCGGACGGGTACAAAGTGAAAGGGTAGAGGTTTGGGCGCAACTCCGAAGCGCTTGTAGTATTCGCGCTTCGTCTTTTCGCTCATTCCGGTTGAGTCAGTTTGGATCGCTTTCTCCATATCATTGGACATGACTTGTTCGGTATAGCCGGGAATATAGTTTACGTCTATCTGATAGCCCGGATTACCGAGTTCAGCGGTCTGACGTGGAATGTCATCCCCAGCCGCGTCTTCACCAAATCGTAGTGGTTTGTTACTCATTTAATGTCACCATGTTCGAGCGGCTAACTCCCGTCTTACCGAAGACGACGTTACCTGCTTGAATCGCTTTAATATAGGAGGGAACGTCAAGTCCCATCGCGCCCACCTGGTCACGAATGTCCGACTTTGTAAGTCCTTCTACTTTGGCGGCTCGAACGTAGGCGTGGTCTGAAGCCCAAAACTCGTCTAGCGGGTCGCGGTAGACTGGATCTGCGCCAGGTATGGGCTGGTCTCCTACGGAAACCGTAACAGAGTCCGGGGAACTCCGTTGCTGTGCATCATAGGCGAACTCTTTCCAGTGAACGCCGCGAACCTGATTGGCGACCCATTGGTAAGCGTCAATCGTCCTTTGCTCAAACGGGACGGAAGCGACCTGCGCGTCGATTTCGTGACCAAACTTATTGAAGACCTCACGGTATTCAGAGTCCTGCTCAACCATGCGGCGGTTGACCATCGCTTGGTTCTGGTAGAGAGGACCGAGGGCGGCTTGGCCTATTGTCTGGACCTGTTGTTGAATCAAAGCTGTCTGATGAGCGTCCTGTTGGTGCTGATACGCGGCCGGGTCGCTATACTGTAAGTCTGGATCTGGGGCTCCTGTAACCGGCGTGGGTACAAATGTACTTTGTGTGGTTACAGGCGCCACTTGCGGTGTTGGCGCTTGCTGTTGTTGCTGAAGCTGTGGAAGCTGTTGAAAGACCTGCTGTGCAAGCGCCACGACCTCTTCACGAGATTTGCCTTCCGCCCATGTGGGGTCAGGTGACTGAAACTGTCCTGTGGAGGGGTCTCGCGGTTGTGCGGGATCAGGCGGAGCCTGTCCAGAAGGGGCTTGCGAAGGCGTTGCGTCTGCGGGAGGACTCTGTTGAGTCGTGTTCGCGCTGCTTGTCCCGTCTTCGGGCATCACGGTGCTCCTTTTCGTCTGCGATCTGACTGAGTATTGTGCCCGCCTTACGGAGGCCCAATATCATCCCTCGCTGCTTCTCAACCAACTCCGGTTGAATGGTCAGCAAGTTTTCAGCCTCAATGTAGATCGCGTTGTCAAGGAGCTTTAGATAAAAGTCCCAATTCTTGCCGAACGAAAGTTCTACTAATTCGGCTGCTTCCTCCCCAGTTAGCTCGTAGGGGTTGCCTGTGGCGTAATCCCGCCTCCAGGCGAGAAACTCTTGGATCGTGCGAAAGAGTTTCATTTTAACTCGTTAATTACAGTAATTAAAATAGAGGTTTGAATTATAACCCGAACTGCCCTAAAGCGCCAGGCTGTGGTTGTGGTGAGAACGGTACCTGCTGTTGTTGTTGCCCGCCAAAGCCCTGACCACCCGCTTGCTGTGCTTCTTGCAGAGCCGAGATGGCCTGAATATTGGGGAGATACTCTTCTGGATTCTGGATGTCGAACTTCTCCATGAGGCGCGTCAGAAGCTCAACACCGCCCTTGTACGCGGCCATAGCGGTCTCTTGAACCAATTGTGGGTCTCCCACCAATTGGGCGGTCTGAAGGATCTGTGGGTAGATCTGCGACACAAGCTGCAACATGCCCACAAAGCTTTGCTTCTCGATCTCCTTGTTCGACGCTCCGCTTTGGGCCTGAACGAGGATACCGTATTGTTCTACTGTATCTTCACCGCCAGAGCGAATCTCTTCGAGAACGTTGAGGAACTCGGCAGCTTGCTCATCTCCAAGCGTAGATTTGAAGTAGCGCTCCCACCGGATTGGGTCTTCCGGGCAGAACTGTGCCATGTTAAGGATCAAGTCGCGTCCCATATCATTGAACGGCTCGCGCATATTGGAGACGATCATGTCAAAGCGCTTGTTCCCTTCTCGAAGTATGGACAGAACCGTGCTTGCAGGCGTCCGGGAGGGTAAGCCAGTGATATTCCCTTGCCGCAACTCGGACACTCCGGTTCTTTGTTCGGACCACTGAAGAATAGCCGACATCGTTTGGGGTAGACTTGGATATATGTCTCCCAGTTTAATTTCGCCAACGGTCTCTCCAGGCTGTGTAAACCAGATCTTGCCGGGGTAGATAGGCTCGCCAGGCATGATCTCCGACCCGAGCGGAGCCTGATACATTCTAGTGTTGACGACCATAAGGTTGTCGATCTGGGCGTTCAACATTTTGTTCATGGCCGTCTGTGACCACTCATCGATCTCTGACATACCCATTCCATAGAAGCCAAAGCTAGGCAAGTATTGGAGGCGATAGAACGGCCTACGACCGTGCTGAAATGGGTTGTGGATCGTACGTAGGATCGTGTTGGAGCGTACGTGGTAAATGGCCACTACGTCCTCTTCGATTCCGTCGTTGTCTACGTCGTAGCGAGCCCAAACCTCAAACAACTCGATCTTGCGGTCTTGGAATGGTTCGTAGTTATCCTCCTTCTTGATCTTCGCGTCTACCTTGTCTTCGTCGGTAAGGCTGACGACCCAATCCATAATGAAATCAACTGCTTCTTTGTCGTATGGCGGCTCTATGCTGGTGGTAGATTTACCTAACTCTTGAAGTTTGCCGGGACGCAGGTGGAACTTTTGTGCTACCCAACGTGCGCCTCCAACTGGCGCGTCCGGGTCGATCTCCCAACTATTGGCCGGGATATAGAAGTGTTGGAGCGGTACATGGTCTACTCTTGGCTGCGACTTGATATCGAGACGCTTGCGGCTCTGTCCAGTGTTGAAATCGTATGAGCGCCTAGCGGCGTCGTGCTGAATCCAGTGACTTTTGTAGATAGAGGTGCCGAGGATTACGTTGTAGAGGAAGCCTGCCTTGTTGACCTGACGCATCCGAAGGAAGTCTCGGTTGATTCGAGACATGCCCTCACGGATCGTGTTGGCTGCGGCCACTCGGTCGGGACGTTCAGGTACGGCGTGCCAGAAGTCGTTGGAGGCGTGAAAGATCGCCATAAAGTCTGAGTAGACAGGATCTACATGGATCGCCGTGAGAGGGTAGACGATGTTTGAAGCGCCCGGCCACGGAAAGGTTTTCTCGTCAGTGGGGAGCTTGGCCCGCCATTGCTCTATTCTGTCGGTCCAGTCGTCCTCTAGCGAGGAGCGGTCGGAGATCGTGTTTTGCAGCTCTCTTTGGATGTAGCGGGCGAACTCGTCCTTGCGCCCAGAGGACCACTTGATGCGGGAGAGTCTAGGCACTACGGAAGCTGTGAGAAGCCCTTGTCAACCGCGCCCGGACGCTTATCCTTGTTACCAAATGAGATACCGGCCGGAGCCACTGGGCCGAACTGGTTTAGAGACTGTCGATTCTCTTTGCCACTATTTTTCTGGACACCGGACGGGATACCCTTTCCAGTCGTGCCGCGCTCCGACCCCTCTGCGCTCGGAGAAGACGCTTTCCCGACGCTGGCTGATCCGGGCTTCTGCGAGTACGAGTTCGGGAGCGCGGGTGTTCCGGCAGCACTGGACGGCCGCTGCCCAAAAGACTCAACTGCTGATGGTGTGC